CCACCAAAGTTGGTCTAATCTTTTTAACTCTTTTTAGCATTGACGGGTCACCAAAGGTTAAACCCGGACTGTAGTACTTAAAGCGGTACTTGGTTCCGTTGTCACTATAACCACTGTACTCACTAATACCTTCAGTTGTTCCTATGTATAACTCACCACTTTCCAGCCTAGTGTACGCCGTAAAACCTGTGCCGGGCCAACGTGTAGCACGATAAGAGCCGTTTTCTAATGTACCTCTAACGTCAAAACAGTAAGTAACGTCTTGTCCTACAAAAGATAATAAATAGAAGCCCTCTTCTGGACTGTAAACAGAGCGGTAAAAACTAATTTCGTTTTGTAATAAGTTAATAATGTCCTTAGTAATAGTGTCGGACAAACTAGTTATAGGCATAGACTTTTCTTGTATTGTCCTGCCAAAGCTCTTTAAACCAGTGTGTGACAAAAACAATACGTCAGTACCCGTGTACTGCACTGTATCTCTGTCTACACAGCCTACTCCTGCTACTGTATCTGATAAGGCCATTTCTGCGGGTGCTTCGGCATTACCGTAAACAACAATGCTGTGCTTACCAAATATAATTAAAGCACCGTTGTGTGCAGCTAAAGCTACAATTTCGTCATGACCATCAGGCCATACTTTAGAAATATTAATTGATCCACTAGTACCGCCTGACCAGTTATGGCCTATTAATAAGTCAGACCAATAGATAGTAGACTTATCAGCACCAAAGTCTGCTGTCCAGAGCCTTCCATAAGCCGCTAAAACCTCGTTACCGTAGATAGCACTAGTAACACCAGCCGCACCAGAAACTGTACTGAGTTTAACTACAGAGCCGCCTGCGTTGTCGTACACAAGGGGTTCGTAGCTACGTTGGAAGAAATAAATCTTGTCATTAAAGTTGACCATCTTCCAGTTGTCTGTAGTAATTGAGTAAGCAGCGGGTGTTTCGTCAACCAAAGTAGTTGTACCGCTAATAATCTTGTTGTTGCCTACAGAAAAAACTTTAGTATTACCAGCGTCGTCTTGAAATTCCTTTATGGCTCTAATAGTTTCTGAACCCAGTACAGTCTTAGTTGTGGTAATTACGTTATGACCCTTACGTGCAGCAATACGACCACGCTTGTCAATTACAGCGTTATCTGCAATTTCTGCAAACGAAGGATCCTGTGCCAGCGGAGAATCTTCTGTATTGATTCCTTTGAAGGCTGGTGCAACAAGATTAATGCTTTGTAATTGTTGAGCCATAGTTACCTCACGGGGTATAGAAGATTACTTCTTCTGGATGCTTCTGAGCGTCCAATGCAATAGCGTCAGACAAGTACTGATTAGCAATGTTAAAGTACTCAGGAGCAGACGTACCACCTGTTTCACCACGTTCACGAGCCAGCAACGCAATAGCCAAATGTAGTACAGGCATAGACGGAACTAGTAACTCATCACCATCAGCAGACAAGTCAGCACCACGCTGTACACAGTTGAAACGAATGGTGTACTCTTTTTCTGGTACTGGGTAAACATCAATCTGAGTATCACCGTCACTATTCACACCGTTGTAAGAGTAGTACTTAGGCGCACCCTTGACAGGATCAGACACGAGGTAAACTTCATCAAAGTACGTAGCTGTCTTGTATTCCATAAATACATTAGCTGTATCGTTGATTACGTTAAGGGCTTTGATTCTGTTTTGACTACCCGTAAGTACGTAATTAAAGATGTCATCAGTAGTAGTAATCGTTAGGGTAGTCCTAAGTGCAGACCAGTCCCAAGAATCTTCTACAATTCTCTTGGCGTCGTTAACAAAGTCACCCGCCATTTTACTGTAGGTATTTGACTGTACAGACGTTACTTCATCTTCACGAAGACGACGTAGTACGTTGTTTACTATATTTAAATACGTCATAATGTCCCTTTATATAGTTCAGAAAGAAGCCCGTCTAAAGCAGCCATGTAGTCTTTCTTAGGTGGTAAAATCATCTGAGCCTGTTGCAACATTAGACCTCCTGTAGGAACTGCTAATTGAGATGTCCCTCCTCCAGTAAACATGCCGCCACCAGAGCCTCCGTCAGTTCCATCACCATCTCCGTCACCGTCACCGTCACCGTCTCCAGTGCCGTCACCAGTTCCAGTGCCATCTCCAGTTCCAGTGCCATCTCCAGTTCCTTCTGTTCCTGTTTGGTCTGCGCCCTGTGCAGTAGTTTCTGTAGGCTCAACTGAAGGCTCAACTGAAGGCTCAACTGAAGGCTCAACTGAAGGCTCAACTGAAGGCTCAACAGTAGGCTCAACTGAAGGCTCAACTGAAGGCTCAACTGAAGGCTCTACAGTAGGCTCTACAGGAGGTACTACAGGAGGTACTACAGGAGGTACTACAGTAGGCTCTACAGGAGGTACTACAGTAGGCTCTACAGGAGGTACTACAGTAGGCTCTACAGGAGGTACTACAGTAGGCTCAACAGTAGGCTCAACAGTAGGCTCTACAGGTTCTGTAGGCTCTGGTATTGGAGCAGGAGTTAAATCAGGAAACGGAAAAGTCTCAGGTTCAGGTTCAGGTTCTGGCTCCGGCTCAGGTTCTGGGTCAACATACGTATAATCAGGATCATCTTCTAACGTAGGTATATCAAGAGAGTTTGAAGGATTTCCAATAATCCAAATATTATCGCCTTCTTCGTATGTGTTTCCTGTTTGAGCTTCGTATTCTTTAATTATTTCAGGTGTTGGTTCTTTAATAATCCAGCCATAATAACCCGGAAGTCTAGGATCGTAAGGTTGATATTCCCACTCATTTCCCTCAACATCTGTAATTACATCGCCTTGTTCATACTCTTTAGTAGGGTCATAAGTAGATTCAGAAGTTCCAACATCATCTAAAAAACCCGGATCAACAGCAGGCTCTGGTTCAGGTGCTGGTGTTTGAGTAGTATCAGGAGGAATAGTGTCAGCTAAATCAGAGTCTGCAGCCTCTACAGAGTCTTCTGTAGTAATGTCTACCTCTTCTACTGCAGGTGCAGCTTCAGCGCCGCCACCACCAGCTTCTTCTTCTAACTCACTTACATAATCACGAACTTGAATTTGTATGTCTCCAAGAAGACCAGAAGTATCAGGAGTCTGCCAAGCAGCATCTTCATTTTCGTTTACAAATTCGTCTAAGTTTTCCTGAATATCTCTATATTGACTGTATGCCTTAGTAGCATCACCAACCAAATTTGTAATCACATCTCCGCCTTGACTCGCAAGATCAGAATATTCTAATGCTCCAGTCAAAAGGTCTATTTGTTGTTGAGCGTCATTTATAGCTGCACTAGTATCTGCATTTAAGCCCGCATCTTGCAACCTTTCTATTGTTTCTTCGAGGGATGTAACACGCTCTTGAACAGAGCCGCTAACCTGTTCATTTAAAAAATCTGAAAACTCATTTGTAATGCCAGCAGTAGCGGCGGCTATTAAAGCCTTTTCTATATCAATTTCGCCAGTAGCTATACCTTGAGATACTATAGAACCTAAACCAGCCCCTGCCGCTGCTGATCCTGTAGCTCCTAAAGTAGAAGATAACGCGCTTGAAGCAGCGCCTCCTGTAGCTATACCAGCAGCAACAGCAGCAGCTATTTTTACAACGTCACCTAAATCAGCGTTGTCATCTACCTCATATATTTCAGCAAAGTTAATACCATTAAATTGAAACACATCACCATCTGAGTTTTGGTACTGAGACGTTAAACCATATTGATCACGCAAAGCTGCTAACTCAGGAGAAGACATTAAATTCTCAAAACGCTCAGTTGCTGTGCGGCGCGCTTCTAGTGACGCATCAATTCTTTCGCCAGAACCCATACGAGCGTCTTCATCGTGTAAACCATAGCGATCTGCAAACCCCATAGTATCAATGCCGTAAGGTATTGCACTATCCCACCAATTAAACTGTCCGGGGTTAGCATCAACAATGTCCATAAAATCGTTCATGTAATTTATGTAATTGTCTACATTGTTGTACTGCTCTTGTAACCGCTTATCCTCTGCAAAAACATTACGCAACTCTGCTTCAGTAAGCATTTGAATATCTTGTTCAGACGTAGCTGATCTAGACTGCCCACTATTTAAGTCTCTGCCGTCCGTAACATAAGGAAACAAACGGTTACTGCTAGGCGCTGGAGCAGGAGCTGGGGTGTTTTTAGTTTCTGGTGCTGGCTTAGAAGGAGCAGGCGCAGGCGTAGGCGTAGGTGCAGGCGTAGGCGTAGGCGTAGGTGCAGGGACTGACGGCCCGTCTTCTCTAAGCGTTAACATTCCTCTTCTTAGTGCCATAATTATTTCTTCCAGTTAGCTAGGCCACGTAGACCAAACGACGCTGCCACAGCAGCACCCAGAAAACCTTTGTACCACTCAGGCATAGCGTCCAAAGCAGCAAACCCATTCATCACGACAGGCACCATGCTAGGGAAAAACGCAAGTACACATGGGACTGAAAACAACAACGAAAACCATTCATCTTTTAAAGAGTTGCCGCTATTAGTAGCATGGATGTTTTCCCAGTTAGCGTCCTGCTCTATAGCTACCATCTTACGCTCGTGTACAGCCTTCTTCTCTT